AGACTACCGAATGGCATTATTTCTTCTTCTTTAAATTCTTTACTATTGGCTTTACTGCGTTCTGATAAACCCAGTCTACTACACTTAGCATATCGGTTACATCTTTTACTCCGACTTTCTTCAATGCTTTCGGTGCATCATTCTTCGCTATTTCCATGGCTGCACTCGCTACAATCTTCTGCTTCCCTTCGTTGGAATTAAGATCGACATCAAATAGCTCACTCTTATCCTGTACATAGCTAAGTAAAGATGCTGGATTCTCTTCTGCTTTCGCTGCCAATGGCGCAATAATATCAGTTAATTCTCGCTCTGCCAACAACTGTTTAATCTTCTTATACTGAATTATAATAGCTACGATTAAAGCAGCTATCGCTGCCACTAACGAAATTAAGGCTTCGATGTTCTGAGTAATAGTATTGATAATGTTTTGCATTTTTCCTCCTTATTTTGCAATAGTATTCAATAAGTCGATGATATTCATCTGACTTGAAATTATGATATAGATAATATAACCAAGAAATGCGACTCCGACAATGCGAAAGAAGTTCCACCACTTCGTTGCATTATCTCGACCCTTAGCTATATAACAACTAATGACGCTCTCTACTGACTTTCTCGCTTTCTCTTTTACTATAGCATCTGCGACAAAGTCCTCGGTATGCTTACTGAACTTCGGATTATCGAGAATACTAATAGCATCCTGAATCATAGTCTCTCGCATACAGTAGCGCTGATCATTCTCTTCTCTTAAAACTAGCGCATTCTTATCGAGAATATGTTCGAGTTTAACAATAGCCTTACTAAGCTCGGATATACTATTCTTCAGTTCTGCTATATCTTCTCGGATCTCCGCAGTGAATGAGACTAATTCGTTTCTAGTAACAAAGTCAGTGCCATCCATCAATAGTTCCTCTGCGGTGTAATATAGACTTTCTTATTCGCTACACCATTTCCAGAAACCGATAACATCTCTCCCGGTGATAACATAATATAAGTCTCGACTCCGGGTACTAGTGGCATGCTTGCAACTGGAGTAATAAGACTATTCCACGGATCACCAGATTCGGGGAAGTTACCAATAAAGACATCGTTATCAAATGTTAAGACTCGTACTAGATTTGCACAACGTCCGGGACGATAACGACGAAAGTATTCGTGAACTGGCGTACTAGTTTCATAATCACACTTACTCGTATCATAAGAATAAGTTATTATATTTTTACCAAGTTCAGCATTAAGTTCTTTGATTCCTTCTACAATATCATCAATGCTTATAGATGAACTAGTAGTATTAATAGTAAGAATTAGATCAATCTCTTTACGAATAATATTACAATCATCATCGGATCCTTGACCAAGATTAATATGAAGCTGAATATGATTCGCTTCATAGACATTACCCATAGCATATAGATAGAGATCTGTCTTCTGATCTGGATCCGTTGGATAATCCGGACCTGTTGCCTCTATACTAATATACGGTCTTGCTTCTTCGGAACTATCAAATGGCAGAGTAGTTACTACTCCAGCTGTGGTTTGAATAATCCGAGTACGATATGTGTCCGGTATAAATACCGGGATGGGTGCGCCAAGTGCATCTGCTGCACCGAGTGTGGTAAGTTTCATTTTTCTTCTCCTTTCATATTTCTTGGGGCTCCTTTCCGAAGCCTTGCATGTTACTAAATGGTAACCCTGTCATTCTGTCAATAAAAGATTTTGGATTTAGATAAGATTTGTGTAAATCTCTCGCCAATCGACCAAAGGGAAACATTGTCCACATCGTATAATCAGTGAACTTTTGCCAGTCTCCTGAGATCATAGATGTTATCATTGTGGGAAATGCTCGGATAATGGGTGGTGATATTATCTGAAGTGGTGCTACATAATACGGATAAGTGCCGAAGAAAGCAGATTGCTTCTCTTTCTTATCTCCGAATATCCATTCCGACATATCCTTTAACCAGCTCCATGGTGCCGGAAGCGCAGAATCGAAGAGTGAAAACATAAACGCATTCGCTAGACCAAGCGTAATAAGATCCATTGCCATCATTCTCTGGAACTTATCCATCTCCATTGTGCCTTCTCGGAAACCATAGATCTTAGCTTGCTCATACATCTTACTTCTGGTGTTAATAGAATTATAAGTCCAAAGTTGGAAGCGAGTAAGCACCTTGCCCATAGCACTTCGTGCAATCGCTGGACGATACGGAGCAGTATAGAGGAATTGAGTACACTTCACACCGTCTTTGGCTAATCTACTGAGTATAGGATTAAATCGCCACTTTCCGTGCTCATCATAGTATCCTTCGAGAGCACCATTAAACATATTATAGAACTGGATATAGTGCGCCATAAACGCATCGGTACGAAGTTCTACTTCGGGTGCTCGCATAAACCACGAGACTTTACTATAGAGTGCATCGGAGACATGATGCTTCTTTGCCAATGCTCTCAGCGATACATCATCAAAGACTTCATCGCCTGCAAGTTTTCTAGCGTAATCATCAAAGAAATTCTTCAGAGAATCAGTAACGTTGATATTCATACCACCTGCTTCGTTTATTAGATACTCTTCGATAACACCCTCTTCTGCTACTGCTCGCTTGAGATCATTTCTATTCTTGAATGTGGGCGAGAAAGTCTTGCGAATATAGTCCATATCTCTAGCTTTCTTAATATTATCTAATCCAGCAGAGATAGCAGTCATCTGAGTACCACCAAACATATTCGATACCATAGACTTAGTATGCGCAAGTAGCGATGCCATCTCATAACGTGCTTCAGCTTGAGATATTCTGTTTAGTGTCCAGTAATCTACTCTCTGAAGCTCCGGTGGTATTACTCCACTGGTCTTAATAACACCAGTCATCTTACCCAACTTATATAAGAAGTTAGCTTGATAAGAATCCGTAAAGAATAGATATGGATTACGTTTTAGTTTCATATTGGGATCACTAAGCATATCTTGAGTTATGACGTTTGGATTACCTAGAGAATCATTGACATATAACTTAAAGAACTTTACCCACGAATCTGTAGCATCACCATATACGTTATTTATCTCAGCATCTGTGATAATATACTTACTAAGTAGCCACGCCATATTCTTATGAAATGTACGCAGTACATCTTTGTTATGATTAATATACTCTTCCGGTACACGATTGTAGTCTATGATCTCTGGTGATCTACGCTCCTGCGAAGAAAGACGTTTCTTTCCAGCTAATTCCCAGAGCATAGCATCGTTCTGATATGCAGTCTTCTTTGCTTCACTTCTACGTAGATTCTCCATAGCTAATTCATGTATTCTATCTGCATTATGAATATGCTCATCTATTCTTAACATCTCTTCGGAAGAGTGTATACGCTGATTAAGATTGAGATAGAGATAAGAAAGATCATACTTCTTGGATAATATCTGTTCTCTCAACTTTATTAATCTTTCGTATTCTGCCTGCTGTTTTGCATTGAGTGTATAAATGGCTTCTTCGTCTGGAACTAACTCGTGAAGTTTCCTATTAACATCCTCTTCTTCAGTTATTATCGCTTGGAATTTGTCTACTACATCCTGAATCTTAGGAAGTAATTTCTCTTTTAGTTGTACTATATCCTCGCCACGATGCGGATAATAGTATTCGTAAGGTAGTTCACCAGTCCAAGGCGGCTGATCATCGATATGACTTTTAATAATATCGACTAGCATATTATTAAACTCACCATCATCGTCTTTAGTTACTCTATCTGCTTCTAGTATCTCTTGCTGAATCGCAGCACTCTGAGAAAGACGATAGATACCATCTATACCAAGCTCTTGCATAGGAAACGACTTGCCCTTCGCTAAGAGATCGTGCATATCAAGCTGGAACTTATTCGTATCAAAAAGAGTTATATCTTTCATCATCTCATTGATATTGCGTCCACCAAGTATTCTACGAGTTATTTTTTCACCGAATAAGGTTGCTGGTGTTACTCTATATCTCTTTAGATAAATGTTCTCGTTATTATCATCGAGAATACCACGCTGAATATGCGAGATTTCTTCGTTATACTTAGTTACTATGTCCGAGATTCTCTGCTGAATCTCATCACCAGTAAGTTCAAGTATCTCTGTACCAGTATTGATTCTATACTTCCGAATAAAGACATCCATATATCTATTTCTAAAAGATTCTGCTTTATCTTTGTAATATACTGCATCTCTTGCAAATAGATCCGAAGTCTCAAGATCGCCTTGAAGTGCATACCATTCACTAAGAACTTCTGCAGCATGCTGATCTCGTACTATAGATTCGTATTCCCATATTCTTCTACCAAAGATACCGGGTTGCTCTATATAGGGCTCGATCTCTTGTGAGAATCTGCCGGCAAGCTGTTCTTCTTGACGAGTACCTTCAAAGAGAATATTGCCTACCGTATTCTGAAGTGAGCCCATAACGGAGGTAGGTGCAAATGCCCATCCTTCTTGAATAGAGCCGTCTTGAGCAACATAGGCAGTCTTTACCATATTAGCTTTCATCCCGGGCTGAGTAAGTAATCTCTTATCTATAGCTTCTGGAAATAGGAAGTAATCTATCTTACGAATCCATGGCTGTTCTCCATATTTGTCACCAAATATCTTCTGAATAAAGGTAGGTTTTCGCATGTTAGTAAGTATATTATCAAAAGTTTGCCAATCCTGAATAGTCATCTGAGACATAGATTTATTAAAATAAAAACGAGTAAGCCCTTCTATAGGAATATCTGTTTTCTCTGGAAAACCGTAGTATTCTAAGTTGGCTTTGATATTAGCGATAAGTTTATCTAAATTGAGCTTATCTGCTCCTGCATACTCTTCTGGTTTCTTGGATATTAACTTCGCTTGCTCCATGAATACACGCTTCTTCTCACCTATAAGATTAAATACATCATCTACTTTGACTAAACGAAGCGATTTATCTAGCGATTTCTCCTTCTCTTGTAATCTATTAAGCTCATTAGTTACTCTCTTATATTCTCTCTTTAACTGCGTTAAGCTCTTCGGGATAACTTCGGCTTCTTCGCTTTTCTTAGTTGGAAGTGTAGCTTCCGGATGTGCTAGAGCTTTTGAGATAACCTGAGAATTGGGCTTAAACATATACTTATTTATCTCATCTAGCCAGCGTTGCTGAATACCATAGAATGCTTCCTTTACTTCGAATGGAACTACCGAAGTTGCAAGTCCCATATTCGAATGATTCGTAGCATTACGTTGCTGATATATACGCTCTACATAGTCTTCTATGTTTTCTTTGCCTATAATATTGCCATCTTTATCTTTGTAGACTTCACGCATATATGAGTTCGGAAGCTTCGCCTGAAAACTACCCATCATAAATATGTCGTGTATCTTCTGCATAGTCGGATCAAGTGATCTACGATACCACTTCTGATCAATATCAGCTATCTCTATAGGAACCGATACTTCACCAGTATCATCTCTTGATATCTTCGATTTGTAAGCGTTTACATTGCGGAATATCTCGTTTATCTTCGGGAATAGTGTCTTTATATAGTAGTCTCTATCTGCTTCAAATGCTTGCTTACTAACGCCTTTCAGAGCAATATAGGTTGTCATATCGATTAAGTCTTGCTGAATGAGCTCTAATATCTTGGCTCTTGCTTTACCATAGACTTCGTAGGGATCGCCCTTGAGATCGTCTTTGGGAAGAATATCTTTGGCTTTCTCGAGAAATTTCTTTACTTTCTCTGGAGATAGATCCGAAGTACGCTTTATAGCAACCATATCATTATAGATATCTAGTAATCTATCAGTAGTCCACAAAGATTTATTTAAGAAACTCTTACCAAGTAATAATCTTACTGTATCCGTTGCTTCATCGTATTCGGCATAAGACTCGACACCATTGTATTTCTTTCCGGATTTCTGATATTCTATCGCTCTCTGAATATCTTTGAGAAAGCCTTTTAGTTTCTTGGAATCACTACTTTCTATGTATTTTACTACTTCACTATAGTCGCTAATAACTACTGGATGTCGTGTCATCTCGTGCATTATCTGTTCCCAATTCGGTGCACCATGCTTTCTCTCTTCCATAGTTAATCTCTGAAGAGTTTGATACATATAGGGAAGTCTATTACCTACAACGCTAGTAAGATCGAAGTTCCAGTCTACTCCACCAAGTGCACGAGCTACTCCACTAAAGTAGGTAGCACTATTAGCAAATGTACGATTAAACGATTCTATATAGGACTTAGTCGTAAAATAATCATATCTTCCAGAAAGTGCAGTATTGAGTTTTCGGAATGGTGAGAGTGCTATATTATGTAGATATACCGCTGGATTAACTTTACCTTTACCAATGGGTTCCATCTTCTGCATAGTATCATAGGTAATAGGTTTGCCATTCATCTTTACATCGAATAGATTAAATAGAATTCTAGCAGCAGGCTCACTGAAATCAGGAACTTCATCAAAGTCAGTTGGATCAGCTACCTTCGTAATTGCTACCGCAATCTTACGAATTGCCCAATCTACTTCTGGATCCGTTTCCGGTTTCGGTGTAAGTTCAAACTTACCTATATCAGTTGATACTATAATTGGCATTCCGGTATCAAGCGCATTATAATACGCCTGCTTCATTGCAGTAGTATTATTTACTACAATACCAAGTAAGTTCCTTGCATAGGTCGTGGCAAGCGATGTCTTTGCCGTAGTGCCCGGCGCTCCTAGAAGAACCGGAGTGCTCATTATCTGTTTTAATCGTTCTCGTTGCGGAGTGATCGCACCAAAGACTTCTTCGTCTGCTTTTCTACCGGATTCATCTTGATATTGCTTGATCTTCTGACCACGCCACATATCGTTATTCTTCTTCATCTCCTTCAGCCAACTAAGCTTCATACCCTTTCCAGAACCATCATCTCTTCTCCCAGCAAACCAAAGATAATAACTATCGCCATCATCATCGGAACCACCAGTAACTTCTTTTGAAGTAGAATGAATCATTATTTCATTGCTATCTATATCACTAAAACCTTTGAATCTAAGTATCTGCATACCCGCTGGATTATCCTGTGGTATTCGTTGAACTGCTACATGATTAAAGAAGTCTTGAATAAAACCACGAGAAAGTCCTTTCGGAGGCTTTCTTCTGCCTTGCGCTATCTCCCATAGTTCTCCTAGTTTATAAACTTTGTTATTGAGTTCGATATTAAGTTCTCGTAGATTACGTCCAAGCATAAACTCATCTCTTGCAATCTGAGTATTCTCAAATGCCCAACCACGATTCTTTATCTTGTATACTGAGTTGCCTATCTTGGGACGCATTGCACGTTTGACTACATATTTGTTGAATAGCGAAGAGATATATCTTACGGCAAACTTATCCGCAAGAGATATATCGTGTTTCATAGAGACTAGAGTATCAATTACATTCTGATAACTACTCTGTTTCGTAGAGAATTCGTCTGGTGCAAATCCTTCAATCTCGTCAAACATATCATTAAGATCATTGATATTAGCTATCTTCTTTACTATAGCTTTAATTACTTTTGTATTTCCGGAATATAACATCTGAGATATACGATCTATAGAGACATCATCTATATGCTCTGATATATACTTCAAGTCCTCATCAGTATACTCATTTCTCTTAAGAATATCGTCATACTTGAGATTTACAAAGTCATTACCTCTTGCACCTCTTACAAGAATATTCTGGATAATATCGTTTCTTACTTCTTTGGATTGATTGAGATGAACTAGCATCTGCTTTGTAAGTGGATTAACATGATTAATACCAGCAGCATCAGTTATCTCAGTAAGTACTACTTTTATATCGTTTATGTCTATAGAATAAGCACTAACATCACTATCTGCAACTATCTTTCCATCTTCTGCTACACGAAGAAGTGTCTTATTTCTCGCACCAAGTTGCTTAATCGCATTATCATCTGCTACCATATCTACACCATTAGCTTTCATCCATTCTTGAAGTTGTGGAGATGCTACTTTCATAAGATATTTACCAAGCATCATGCCGCCTTCGGAATCAGAATGAACGATGAAGCTCTTGTTGGTTCTACCCGATACTGGTAATCCGGCAGAAGCATTGATAGCATCTAAAAACTGTTGAGATACATAGACATTGCCATCTTCTATAGCTTCTTCTACTGTAGGATCGATTGCTTGCTTGGACTTAATCGCATGTTTTACATCAGCTACTACTACTCTGATATTCTTGAGATCTACACCGGGATCTGCGATAAAGTCTTCTGGCTGAAGTCCGGCACCTTGATTAAAGATAATCTGAAATCGCTTATTAAGATTCGAAGCAGAGCTAATAAAGCCAGGCTTGTTAATAAAGCTAAAATCCGTAGCCTGATTGAAATCTCGTAGGTAAAGTAGAGTATTCTTATATTGAGTCTCGTAATATTGTTTCCAGTATTCTGGATTAGACTCATATGATTCTCTGCCTATTACTTCATCTATAAATCTTTGAAAGTCTTCTTCATGTAGTCTTCTTACTTCTTCGATTGAAGTATTAGTATATCTTGCAATTTCTTCTTGAAGTCGTTGGAACTGAAGAGTATCCGTTTCTGGATGTTTAACTACGAAATTGAATTCGCCTTTATCATTTCTACCGCCGATATAGATATACTTATTTACTACTTTCTTACCAGTAGTTGGATCTACTATATTCGGATCTTCATATCCTTTCTCCATCTCTGTAAATACTTTACTGAACATACCATTACTTCGTAGTTGCTGAAATTCGGCATAGAAGTTTGGCATAGCGGATTCAATCTTGTCTGGTGCTACATGCCAAGTAACAGTCTTAAGAGGCGAAGAAGTTCTCTCGGATAGTCCACGAACTAATCGGAATATGGGTCGATCCTTCGGTAATAACTGCGACATCTTCTTACCACCGACTACTTCGCCATATTGAATAGGCTGTACTTCAAAAGAATCGACTACTATGTCTGTTCTCGGAAGTCTAGTTCTATCGTGTTTGATATAGTAGTTATCTCCAGTATAGTCATAGTATTTCTTCATAATGACATATTTGTTCAAGACAGCATAATCGCTATCAGTAAGATTCTCACGAAAGCGATCCTTGTTCTTATCTATCCATTTGTATAGCGTTTGCTTATCCGGATTCTTACCGACTTCGGTTATGAAATCATTAGTTATCTTCTTGACATTATCATCAGTTGCTTGTTCTTCGGGTAAGATTCTTTTAAAAGAACGAGCAAGTTGCTGATCCCAGTTAGTCTCCGGTGTATTGGATTTTATTATTGCGTCCGACATAAATGCACGAAATAGTTCTCGCTGAGTAACACTATCTGCATTTACTCCAGTATTCTTTATCCAGATACCAGTATCTTTATCATCATAGCCCTGAGCTTTCATATATTGCTCAAAGTCTTTCCAATATGGATCCGAACCACGATCAAATGCATCTGGTGTAATAACTGTAGCTTCTGCTTTCGTGATATTACGTATTCTCTCAATGTCGGGTGTAACCTTACCCTGAGTAGGAATAAAAGCAACTACATCGTCTTTACTAATAAAGTCTGGATTAATCTCTTTTCTTCCAGCAATACTAAATTCATTCTCTCCATCAGTTACAATAACAGTAGAAAGAGAGAGTTGAGCAGTACGGAAACCATCTGCAGTATAATACTCTTCTGGAACTATTTCAGTAAGCTTAGTTACACCACGCTGTATATCTTTTAATCTATTTCTTGCATCTCTATAGCCGAGAATGATACTTCTCGCAGTTGCATCATCAATAGCGGGAAATCCATATTCGGCAAAGTCTTGTTGAATAGCTTTGATTAGCTGATCTGGTATCCTGTTTTCTACTTCGTTCAATTCTTCCTGAGCTTTCTTCATTCCGGCTTGCTGAGCACGAGCAGCAGCTTCTTCTGGAGTTGGTGGTGGAAGTACTGTTTGAACAGTAAGTGGTTCAATAGAGTAGGTAACAACCTTAGTCGCTTTATCAGTACCAGTATTAGTTATCTTAAATCGCTTATTTCTTATCTCTATTAGTCCAGATTCACCAAACTCTAAACCAATATTCTTAGCAGTTGTAATAGAGCGAGTGATAGTAGTCTTCTTTCCAGCTAAAATATCTTTGGTATCCTGATCGAATATTCTAGTCTTTACTGGTTTAAGACTCTTAATTGCTTCCGGTGGTAGTGGCTCTGGAGTTATAAGTGCAGGCTTTGTCGGTTCTTCAGTAGTGGCTTCTGCTATTTGATTAGCAAGATTCTGTTGTTTCTCTAATAGTTCCGCTTGTCTTTCTTTAACGGCAGCGACTTCTCTCTGCCAAGACTCTATAGTATTCTGAGTTTTATCTATTAATTCTTCGGGAATTCCATACTCTTTCGGTATAACCTCAGCTATTTTACTAGCGAGAAAGTTTCTTGCTTCTTTACTGCCAATAGTGCTATAGAATAGCTCTCGCACTACTTTCTGAGTACGAGGATCTGCTTCGGCATAACCATTGATTTCTTCTGGTGTATCCGGAAGCTTTGATGTAGGTTTCCAATAAGGTTGCATTAACTTATATGCTTGCTTCTCAGTTACAGGTCTATCACGATATGCGAAGAAGCCCCCTATAAGATATTCGTAGATCTGCTCGGGCGTAGTCTCTCTTCGCATAGTTGAAGGAAGACCATTCCACATCGCACCAGTAATAGTTCGAGCAATAGCTTGAGTACTCAATCCAGCAGAAGGACCACCAATAAGCGTACCAAGAGCATTAGCGATAAGTCTATCTCCCGCTTCCATATAGGCACCACCAGCGAAACCGTGAAGCATGGCATCTATACCATTCTGCCAATTAGATACAGCACCAGCTATTCCAAGACGAGTAGCACCCTCAATTACATCGCCTACAACTGGTTTACCTAAGAATTTGAGTGCACTATTGACTGCACCCATCTTACCCAGAGCTGCTTCTGCTGCGACTTTAGTAGTTAAGCTGGTTACATATTTCGTAGCTGTTGGAACTACTTTCTTCATTGCTGCATTAGAAACAAGAAGTGGTACTGATCTTGCGGATACTGCTTTGGCTACGCCTTTAAATGGACCGATAGGCAATAGATACCCAGCGTAACCTGCAGCTTGACCAACTGCTCTTGTCACTCTTTCCCACGGATTAGGAGGGGCTTGTTCGCCTATCTTAAGAGTAGTAAATCCCTGAAGCCAACCTTCACCAAGATAACGAAGTGCACGGAATAGATTAAAGTGTACTTCATCCTCAGTTACTTCACGGAATGGAAGTTGATAATAAGCGGCATGCTGCTTAAGAAATTGAACCTGAGTGGGATTAAATCGCTCAGGTTCTTTCATATAATATTTCAGGTATTGTTCCGTAAGATTCCGATTCATCCTTGGAACAAAGTATTGTGGTGTTTGCATCATATCGTTTATTGAGGAAGCATAGGCATACCGTATGCAGTCATTGGATACATCATATCTATTTCTTCTTGTTGATTCATTAGAGGATTAAGAAACTCTTGAGTTACTCCTGCAATTTGACTACCACGAACTAGTGCTTTTGCAATCTCTGCAAGAGCTTGAGATGCGGACATATTGGCATAAAGTTCTCTTACTGCGGCATTTGTTGCAAGTGCTGCTTTCGCTCCAGAACCAATTGACTTAGCTGCACCAAGAGCTTTTGCTCCAGTACTTAGTTCTTTTGCGGCTTTCGCTCCAGTACTCAATGCTTTCGCTCCACCAAATAATTCTTGTAGCGATTTTCCTGCTTTCGCTACACCAGCACCAGCCTTTGCTCCCTTTGTAAGGGCTTTTGCTCCGCCAATTGCGGCTTTCGCTCCCTTCGTTGCATTAAGAAAACTCCAAGGAAGCAAGAAAGATGCGAGTAAGCCCGCTGCCTTACCTATGTTCTTGGCTGTCTTAGTGTCTTCATTACTATACCAACTATCTTTTAGTATTCCAAAGAGAAGTGCATCGAGTAATCCGCCACCAAGAGCAAGCGCTTGTCTGCCTATAGAAGCGTTCTTTGCATAATCTCCGCCGGATGTATCTAGTCCATATTGTTGTGCATAATATTTTGCTCGTGCTCTTTCTTCTTTGCTCAACGAATATGGATCCTGATTATATCGAGCGATAAGAGCTATATTTCTTTGCATATCTGCTTGTTGAGCCGCATTCAGCATTAAAGCTCCAGTATTGAACGGCATATTTGCTAATTGATTATAATCCATTTTATTCTCCTAAGTTAAAT